ATAGCGGATCACGTAAAAGGTAGAACTACAAATGACCTCGTTAACCTTGTAAATGAAAAATTCGGAACTGATTTTACAGAATCTAAAATGAGGGCCTACAAAACAAACCATAAGCTAAAAAGTGGAACGCCTGTAGGTTTGCCTGCTGGGAGTCCGACGTCATTGTTTCCAGAGGAGATAAAAACGTTCATCAATCAAAATTATGTTGGTATCGGACCCAAAGCCATGGCAATTCTATTAAACGAGGCATTCGGAACAGATTATACACGAGGGCAATTAAAAGCCTATTACGGTAACCGGGGCATCAACAGCGGTGTTGATGGTCAATTTACTCCAGGGCATGAACCATTTAACAAGGGTATGAAAGGCACAGGTGGATGGGAGCCTACGCAATTCAAGAAGGGCAATAAGCCCGCAAATTGGGTACCTATAGGATCTGAACGGATTAATGGAGACGGTTATATCGATGTCAAAGTACAAGATGGGACCTTGCAAAAAAATTGGAAAGGCAAGCATATTATCGTTTGGGAGCAACACAATGGTCCTGTACCAAAAGGTCACGCCATTATCTTCGGGGATGGCGATCGGCGCAACTTTGATGCTAATAACTTAATCCTAGTGTCAAGAAAACAGTTGTCCACGATGAACAGTAAAGGTCTGATTCAGAAAAATGCCGATCTTACCAGAACAGGTGTCATTGTAGCGGACATCATCATGAAATCAAGCGAACGGAAAAGAAGTAAGAAGCGTGACGTGTTGGAGAGTTGATTACAGGATGTAGAAACGGCGGGAGTGGATGGCATGGAACACAAAATGGATTTGATCGCTCTACTGACATATGTTGATCCCTCTTTTTTAGATTACCAAGAATGGAGAACAGCATGATAAATAATATTATTAATCAACTAACTGGACAGAAATTCGGCAGATTAATAGTTTTGAAACGATCGGAACAAAATTCGAAAAGCGGCAATGCAATGTGGATTTGTCTCTGTGATTGTGGAAATGAAGTAAATGTAATAGGTAGTCATCTGCGCAACAACCACACTACAAGCTGTGGCTGCAATCGCATCAGTAAAGTGGCTAAGGGTCATTCAAAGGAACGTTTATATAGAACATGGGGCAAGATGCACAAAAGATGTTCTGACCCTAAACACGACCGCTATAAATGGTATGGGGCAAAAGGTATATCTGTTTGCGACGAATGGAAAGACTTCTTGGTTTTCAGAGAGTGGGCACAAGCTAATGGATACAATGACGAGTTGACTATTGATCGAATCAATTCGAAAGGTAACTATTGTCCTGAAAACTGCCAGTGGGTAGACATGAAAGTTCAAGCTAATAACAGGAGCAACAATCGTATTATCCGATATAACGAAATAGATTACACAGTATCACAGTTAGCTGAAGCTTACAATTTATCATCGTTTACGATTTTCAATCGCTTAAAACTAGGTTGGAGTTTAGATCGAATTGTTGGAGTGACAGAAAGGAATGATGGGTAGATGGAACGCAAATTAGATCTCATTTCATTACTTGAATACATCGACCCGTCATATCTTGATTACTCCGCCTGGACATCAGTAGGCATGGCGCTGAAGTATGAAGGTTACACAGCGAGCGAGTGGGAGAGTTGGAGTAGCCGAGATAGTGGTCGTTATCATCCTGGTGAATGCTTCAAGAAATGGTCAACGTTCGAAGGGACAGGAATACCAGTCACAGGTGCGACGATCACCCAGATGGCTAAAGATAACGGCTGGACTCCACGTCTCAACAAAGAAGATCGCGAGTTAGATTGGAACGATGAGATCAGCGGCAAGGACGACTATGTTGTGATCGATAGCAATTGGATCGAAGGAAAGGAAATCAGCGATCCGGCAAATTGGAATCCAGTACGTGAACTGACCCTATACCTCGAAACGTTGTTCGAAGCATCTGAAAATGTCGGTTATGTCGTTTCCACATGGCAGAATGATGAAGGTAAGCATTTGCCGACGAAAGGGAACTGGGATCGGACAGCTGGTGAGCTCATTCAATTGTTGAACGAATCAAACGGAGATATCGGATCCGTATTAGGCGATTATAACCCCGAAGCTGGGGCGTGGATCCGTTTCAATCCGCTCGATGGCCATGGTGTTAAGAACGATAATGTAACTGAATTTAAGTATGCGTTAGTCGAATCCGACACGATGGATCTCGAGAAGCAAAACGCGATCATGAGAGAGTTAGAGCTACCGATCGCGGTCTTAGTCTACAGCGGTAAAAAGAGTATCCATGCCATAGTTAAAGTGGATGCTGCCAATTATGATGAGTATCGCAAACGTGTAGATTACCTCTATAACGTATGCAAGAAAAACGGACTGAACATCGATAACCAGAACCGCAATCCATCTAGACTATCTCGTATGCCAGGTGTTGAACGTAGCGGTAAGAAGCAATTTATTATTGATACGAACATTGGTAAGAGCAATTGGGCCGAGTGGAATGAATGGATTGAGGGAGTTAACGATGAATTACCGGATCCAGAGAGCCTAACAGACTTTTGGGATGATATGCCGAAATTAGCTCCACCTTTAATAGAAGGATTACTTAGACAAGGCCATAAAATGTTGATGGCTGGACCAAGTAAAGCCGGTAAATCATTTGCTCTGATCGAGCTCTCTATCGGTCTAGCCGAAGGGAAGCAATGGCTAGGTTGGAACTGTACCAAGGGTAAAGTCCTGTATGTCAATCTAGAGTTAGATCGAGCGAGCTGCTTACATCGATTCAAGGATGTGTATAATGCTTTGGGTTGGGCTCCGGACGGTCTTGCTAATATTGACATATGGAACTTGCGTGGTAAATCTGTCCCTATGGACAAGCTCACACCTAAATTAATAAGACGAGCTGCCAAGAAAAATTACATTGCTGTAATCATCGATCCTATTTATAAGGTGCTGACAGGTGACGAGAACAGCGCGGATCAGATGGCCCATTTTACGAATCAATTTGATAAAGTGTGTACCGAGTTAGGGTCAAGCGTTATCTATTGTCATCACCACAGCAAAGGTTCACAAGGCGGTAAGAAATCAATGGACAGAGCGAGTGGATCAGGTGTATTCGCTCGAGATCCGGATGCATTGATTGACTTAGTTGAGTTGGAGATAACAGACGCATTATTGAAGCAAGAGGAAAATAAGGCGATCTGCAGCGTGTATGAAAGGTACTTCCGGCAGTATAACCCGTCATATCTGAAGGAGTCGGTATCTCAAGACGATCTGCTAAGTGCAAAAGCGATGGAAGAGTGTGCTAGAGTGGCTATTCCGAGTCAACTGGTGATGGTTAAAGATACGATCACTGAAACGCTTAAGAGCGTGAGAATCCGCTCTGCATGGAGGGTAGAGGGCACGCTGCGGGAATATCCGAAGTTTGAACCTATCAATATGTGGTTTCAGTATCCGATCCATAAAATAGATAATACAGGCAGTTTGAAGGACATTGATCCAGAGGGTGAATCAGCACCATGGCAGAAGGCTACAGGCAAGCGTAAGGATAAGGCTAAGGAGCAACGTAGAAGCAAAGCTGAAGAGTTTGAAGATGCTGTGAACAACTGTAATACCGGTGAACCGCCTACACTCAAAGAGCTATCAGAATGGTTTTCATCTGCCGGAAAAACGGTTGCTGAACGAACGATTAGAGATTGGGTAACTAAGTACGGTTACATGATCGACAAGAATAACGGTAGTGTAGTGGTTAAAAAGGAAGGCGACGACCTTTAAAATCCCCGCAATGCACATACCGCAATGTTGCGGGGAAAACATAATTTAATGATCGTTGCAACATTGCGGGGATGGTATTTTATGATTGCCGCTAGTTTGTGGAAATGTTGCGGGGATTTGATACGTCATGGTGACCGCAACATTGTGGCGGGGAACTATATATTAAAATATATAAGGAATAGGTAAGTGCGTGACGCTAACGCGCACTTACCCCTTCTCCTACATTTTTTAAAGTGCGCGGGGAAAACGAAAATGAAATTGGGAAGTAGGTGTCACGATGACAGAATTCTTCATGGCAATGAAACCACCGACAACCACTCATCAGGAAAAGCAAGTATCTGTCGTCAATGGTAAACCTCACTTTTATGAGCCGGCAGAATTAAAGGCAGCGCGAGCAAAGTTAATGGCTCATCTCGGTCAACATGTTCCGGATAGAAAATATACAGGCCCCATTAGGTTGACAGTGAAGTGGTGCTTCCCAATCACAGGCAATCGGCTTGATGGGGAATACAAGGACACAAAGCCAGATGCGGGAAATTCCAATAAGCTTCTGGAAGATTGCATGGAGGAGTTAGGCTATTACAAAAACGATGCGCAAATCGCTAGTTTGATCATCGAGAAGTTTTGGGCAGCTATGCCAGGTATCTACATCAAGATCGAGGAGTTGTAGCCGATGGATTACAAAGCATTTTTTGAAGACGTGCTCAACTGGATCGGACAGGCTAATCAGATGGCGACGAAGTACGGAATGGCTAATCAGGAGTTTTGGAGTTGGGTTGCAAATTCAGCTTGTGAGATCTGCAACCGATACGACAATAATCAGTTGGTCCTCAAACAAATGATGATGCTTACAGAATGGCTTGAGGAAGTCTATGAGAAAAGCGTAGGGAGAGTGACATCATGAGCAACTATGACACAGCAAAACGTAAAGCCTTTCAACGTGCCAAGCAAATGACCAATGATCAATTCTGGAGCTGGATGACATCGCTACACGGAGCTGCTTATGACTTAGCCAAGAAACATGACCGAGAAGCAGCTGAGATTCTAATGACACCGAGACATCGGGAGGCCTTATTCGCCAAAGCCGATCAGATCCGTGTTGAGTGGGACGGGCTAGATTATGTCTCTATCGATCTTGCAGAGTTTACTCTTCACGATATTATGCAGGAGGTCCAGAAGGAAATGATCAGAGCTGCCGGGATTCACGGAGCTGAATTTACTGATCTAGCCCAAGCCAAAGAAGCGATCGACGAAGAGGTTGAAGAAGTGTGGGAAGCGATCGGCCGACCAGATAAACAACACGCCGTTGTCGAGACGATCCAGCTGATCGGTGTGTTGGTGAAGTTGATCCGTGGCATGGATAGGTTGGTGAAGCCATCATGATCATTTACATCAGCGGACCGATGAGCGGTCTACCAGAAATGAATTTCCCGGCTTTTGCGGAAGCAGCTGCTAGATTACGAGAGTTAGGTCACACCGTGATTAGTCCACATGAGATCGAACAACCGGCGTTAACGTGGGAAGCTTGCATGCGAGAGGATATTGCGGAGCTGTTAAAAGCAGACGCCATAGCCATGTTACCTGGTTGGGGAAATTCGAAGGGTGCAAGGTTGGAGTTCTTTATCGCCAATGAATTAGGTATGCAGGTCAAGCACATCGAGGAGCTGACATCATGAGCCTACACAGCAGCATCCATCGGAAGAAATGTCCGCATTGCAATCGCCTGTTCGGTCGAGGAAAAATAAAGAAACACATCGAGAAATGCAAACTAGCAGCGAGGTGAAGACATCATGAGCGCGATCAAGATACGTAAGGGTACATTTCAACACGTAGAATCAGAATTATATGCCTACCATGATACAAAGAGAGAGATTGAGAGAATCAAGATCGATATCCTTCATGGTGTTGGAAGTAGCGACGAGAATATAGGTGGAGGTAAGAGTAATCTACCAGGAGATCCTACAGGAAAGAAAGCGACAAGACTCACTAGTGATAAGCGACTTATGCACCTAGAAGCAATCACTGAGGCTGTTGATTCCGTAGTGTCTAGGCTAGCGGATGAAAAGAGAGAGTTGATCAGACTGAAGTATTGGACAAGACCTCAGACATTAACGTGGGATGGAATCGCATTGCAGCTTAACGTAAGTCGTCGTCAAGCAATTAACTGGCGAGATGGCATTGTATATGCGATCGCTGAGCGAACAGGGTGGAAATAAAAGATTGCACTATGATTGCACTATTGGGGTCTAAATCTGTGATAAAGTAGTATCGTGCAATAAATACGTTAGGCAGAACAATGAGTCGTCCAGTGATGGGCGGCTTTATTTGTTTAGGGTCCACGTTCCACATATGGCTAGGGGTGGGAGCCGGAACGTAAATGTGTATAAAAAATAGATTTGCCATAAATGTGTATAAACTTAGGGAGCGAGGGATATGAACAATGTAATTATCACCAATCATGCATTGGAGCAATACTGCACTAGAGTCGAGGTTACCAATCGAGAAGAGTTACATGGACTACTGCAAACTCAGCTGTCACAGATCGAGCGACGTAAGGATGACTTCATTCGACTTGATGGAGTGTGGTGGATCATGGTCGAGCCATATACATTCGTTACCTGCTATGGCCGCAGTCATTTAGACCTTCCTCGAGCTATTGGATGGGCAGCGCGTAACAATGATCGGATTAAGTTATGAGTATGAAGCCTAAGCGGCCATGTAGTCATGCTGGTTGTAGAGTGATTACAGATAGCAAGTATTGTCCAGAGCATGAGCAACAGCATCGTAAAGAGAAGGACAAGTATAGAGGATCAGCACATGAACGAGGGTATACCAAACAATGGTCCAGGTCGAGCAAACGATTCTTAACGCAGAATCCTTTGTGTATCAGGTGCAAGGATGAGGGATTGATTAGAGCAGCTGATGTAACGGATCACATCAAGCCACATAAGGGTGATCAAGTGTTGTTCTGGAACGTTGATAACTGGCAGCCTTTATGTAAGAGACATCATGATATCAAAACAGTTAAAGAGGACGGAGGGTTTGGTAGATGAATCCTGAATGTGAGCATGACTATGACTTTCTTTATTCTGACTACGAGAAGACAGATGGAACCTATAAAGAGAATTATAAACAGATCGATGTCTTCCATTGTCGAAAGTGTCTTGAGTATCAGAGAGTAGTTGTACGCAATGAGGATGAACGGTACAAGCCTAGTTGGTATAAAGCATGAAGAAGGTAATTGATAAAGTTGTTCTTATTCTTATTTTGTTGCTATACGTCCTTATGGTCTCATTCATGGTGTGGTTTCTACAAGGTGGAGACATAAGAGAATTGATGAGTGGTTGCTTCGATGCTAGAGGTTGTACATAGGGGTAGGGGGTCTAAATCCTTCCAACTTCGATAGCGGAGACCGCGTATCCATGTAGACGCAAACTTTTTTCGTTTTTTGAGATTTTTAGGAGGTGAGCCCCCATGCCAGGGAGAAATGCCAAACCGATCGGACTGCATCTCGCTGAGGGCAACCCGAACAACTTGACCAAAGAACAGATCAAGCAACGGCAAGAAGCCGAAGTTAAACTCGGCGCAAACGATATAAGCAAGCTGAAGAAGCCAAGCTTCGTTACCCGAGATAAACTGGCGAACGCATATTGGAATCAGCTGATCAAGGAATACAAGACAGCAGCTGAACAGGGAATAGAATTGCTCTCCAGCTCCGATGTCGGAATGCTGGCGCTGTACTGCAAGACGTATTCAGAGTATGAGAATCTACTTAAGGCGTACCAGCGGATCGATAGTATCGCTCAAGACAGCGATCCGCTTTATAAATACATTCTCGAGCAGGATGATTACGCCATGAAAGCCATGACGCAGATTGCTCAACTCGCATCGATCGACGGAATACTGAAGATCGAAACAGCGATCAATAAGAAAATGGATATGCTGCTGAAGATGCAGGACAGGCTCTTCCTGAATCCGCTGGCTAAAGTGAAAAACGTCCCGAAGGCGAAAAAGGAAGCGCCGAAATCGGCTATGTCACAATTTATTAACCGAAGAGCTGGCGGCAATGGTACATGATAAGAGTAGAGCTTTAGAGCCGATTGAATTTTTACAAATGCTCAAATTGGTTGATGACTTCTATGGTCAACCTTTCGTCTTACTCGACTGGCAACATCAAATTATTTGGGATGTATATGGCACAGTAAATGAACAAGGTTATAGGCAGTACCAATACGCATACCTGGAGATACCAAAGAAGAACGCAAAGACGACAACGATTGCTGGTTTAGGTGTGTATCACTTAACCTGTGATGGTCCGCAAGGTCAAATCTATTGTTGTGCTGCTGATCGAACGCAAGCAACCTTAGTCTATAAAGCCGCAGTCGGTATGATCGAACAAGATGAAGAACTAAGCAAACTCCTGAAGATCACCGAAAGCCGTAAGGAAATTGAAAACATTGAAACCGGCACCGTACTTAAAGTTCTTTCAGCTGAAGCTTATACCAAACATGGAATCAATCCGACAGTAGTCATATTCGATGAGCTCCATGCTCAACCGAAGCGGGATTTGTGGGATACGATGACATTTGGTGCGGGAGCTGCTCGAAAAGAACCGTTATGGTGGGTAATTACTACTGCCGGTGATGACCCGGACCGTAACTCCATCGGCTGGGAGATTCATGAGAAAGCGGTAAAGCTCCGAGACGGTGAAATTATTGATCCATCCTGGTACGTCAAGATATACGGAGCTCCAGAAGATGCTGATATATACGATGAAAATGTATGGTATGAGGCTAATCCAAGTCTAGGGCACACATTTACGATTGAGGCAGTAAGAAAAGAGGCGCTTGCAGCTCGCAACAGCGAAGCTACAGAGCGTCTTTTTCGTTGGCTGAGACTCAATCAATGGGTATCGCTCAAACGGATTGGATGGCAGCCGCTTACGTTGTGGGATACCACAATTGGAAAGTGGGATATGTCGGAGCTCACGGGTAAGAAGTGTTACCCTGGCTTGGACTTAGCCAGCACGACAGATATTACCGGAGCGGTTTATCTGTTTCCACCCCAAGAGGGTTTCGACGACTGGCGATTTATCCATGACGCATGGATCCCGGAGGACAACATGAAAGAACGGGTTGCTCGCGACCATGTACCTTATCAGAGATGGGTGAACGAGAAACATTTGATCACTACACCTGGTAACGTGGTGGATTACGACTTCGTGGAGGCTCGACTCTTGCAAGCCAACCAGCAATACGACATCCATACACTCGGGACGGATCCCTGGAACAGTCGCATGTTGACCCAGCGTCTTATGCGCGAAGGGGTGGAGGTCGTGGAGATTGCTCAAAACATGGCGCAAATGAGCCCGGCCATGAAAATGATCGAACAACTCATGAAACGAGGGCTCATGAGCCACGAGAAAAACCCCCTGGCTCGGTGGTGTTGGGGAAATACAATCGTCGCTGTGGATGGTAACGAGAATATTAAGCCCATGAAAAACAAATCCATCGATCGCATCGACTTAACGGTGGCGCTGATCAATGCAATGGCCACCGCGATGTTGTTTGAGGAGATGGACACGGGTTCCGTATATGACGAAGTCGGATTTACATTTTTATGAGACAAAGAGAGCGGTGAGACAACATGAACCTATTCACAAAGTGGATATTAAAAGCTTCTGGGCTTGCAAATCCGGATCGATGGCTTGTTGATGCGATGGGGGGTGGAAAAGTCGCAAGTGGAGCCCGCGTGAATGAGCATACAGCGTTACAATCCACGGCTGTCATGGCTTGTGTCCGCATCATCTCGGAAACCGTAGCCTCATTGCCACTCTTGATGTATCAAAAACAAGCCGAGGGCGGTAAATCAAGGGCACCGAATCACCCGCTTTACTCGGTTTTGCACGACATTGGAAACGATGAAATGACGGCATATACGCTGAGAGAGGTTATGCAAGGGCATCTTTGCACATGGGGCAATGCCTATTGTGACATCGAACGCGATGAAAACGGACGAATTGTGGCGCTCTGGCCCCTGAGACCAGACAAAACAATTCCCCAGCGTAACCCAATCACAAAAAAAATCGAGTACCTGACCATCATCAATGGTGAGCAGCTTATACTCCCGTTTGATAAGGTGATGCATATCCCCGGGTTTGGCTTTGATGGACTCATTGGCTATTCTCCGATTGCCATGGCGCGGGAAGCCATTGGTCTAGCAATGGCCACAGAAGAATATGGGGCTCGTTACTTTGGGAACGGGGCAAAGCCCGGTGGAGTTTTGACGCATCCTAAGGCGCTTAAAAAAGAATCAAAAGATAATATGCGCGACTCATGGAATGAGATGCATGGTGGGTTAGACAAGCAACACCGTGTCGCTGTCCTGGAGGAAGGTGTAACTTATACGCAAATCGGGCTAGCTCCAGAGGATTCGCAGTTTTTAGAAACGCGGCAATTCCAGCTAAACGAAATCGCTAGAATCTTTCGAGTGCCACCACATATGATAGGTGATCTATCTAAGGCTACTTTTTCCAACATCGAGCAACAATCCATAGATTTCGTTACCCACTCCATACGACCTTGGCTGGTAAGGTGGGAACAGACCATAAAAATGAGACTCCTATCCCCTAACGAGAGGAAACGGGGTCTTTTTGCCGAGCACTTGGTTGACGCAATCCTAAGAGGCGATATTAAAAGCCGCTATGAGGCGTATGCGGTAGGCCGGCAGAACGGGTGGCTTTCAGCTGATGACATTAGAGCACTGGAGAATATGAATCCACTGCCTGATGGACAAGGAGAGGTTTACCTGGTCAATGGCAACATGTTGCCCGCTGATCAGGCAGGGAAAGGAGGTGATACAGGCCAGTGAAAAAATTCTGGAGCCTAAAAAAGATTGAAAGCGTGGCTGAGTTGGTGTTATACGGACCGATCAGCCAAGAGAGCTGGTATGGCGATGAGGTTACACCCAAACAATTATCGGATGACCTAGCGGCAATGGGTGATGTGACAGAAATATCAGTGAGGATCAATAGTGGCGGCGGGGATGTTTTTGCTGGTACCGCGATCCACTCGATATTAAAACGACACAAAGCCAGTGTAACGGTATACGTGGACGGCTTAGCAGCATCAATTGCCTCGATTATCGCTATGGCAGGAGACAAAATCATCATGCCAAAAGGGTCCATGATGATGATTCACAATCCTTGGACGTTTGCTATGGGGGATGCCAAAGACTTACGCAAGACTGCCGAGACACTTGATCAGGTTCGCGACTCTTTGATCACCATCTACAGTGATAAAACAGGGCTGAGTGCCGAGGAAATTATACCTTTACTGGACGCTGAAACGTGGTTAAGTGCTGCAGAAGCCGTTAAAAAGGGTTTTGCTACAGAGGTTGAGGAGAAATTGTCCATTGCCGCGTCTATTCGGGGGAATACCGCGATGATCAACGGCATTGAGGTGGAGTGGTCAAAGTTCGCAAATGCCCCAGAATTACCTGTAGCAGAGAGTGATCCGAAGCCCAAAGAACCAGAAATGAAGGTAATTAATCAGGATTTACGCCGTAAAAGGCTTGAATTAGCAAACAAATTATAAGGAGTGATTCGAATTGGCCAAAATTGTTGAAATGAAGCAAAAGCGGGGAGCTTTAGTTGATAAAGGTCGCCAAATCCTTGATGCAGCTGAAGCGGAGAACCGCGAGCTATCGGCAGAGGAAAACACACAGTATGATAGGATCATGGCTGATGTGGATAAGTTGGGTAATGACATCCAGCGAGAGGAAAAGCAAGCGAAACTAGAGGAAGATGGTCGTCAGCGTCACGATCGCACACCGCGCGAGAATCCTAATGCGGGCAACAGCGATATTCACCCACGTGCGGCCGCAGAATACCGTACCGCTTTCTGGCAAGCGCTAAGAACAGGACGTAATTCACTGGACGCGAACCAAGTACGTTTGTTAATGGATCCGCAGATTAGGAATATGGCTGTTGGAACCGATGCAGCAGGTGGATACCTCGTGCCAGACGAGTTTGAGCGTCAAATCATCACGGAATTAGAGTCCTTGAATGTGATGCGCGGTCTAGCTACAGTGATTAAAACTTCTTCTGGTAGCCGTGATATCCCTGTTGAATCTGACTACGGTAGTGCGGCATGGTTGGGTGAAGCAGCAGCGTATACTGAGAGTGATGCAACATTCGATCAGAAAGTGTTATCTGCTTACAAATTAGGCACTATCATCAAAGTATCTGAGGAATTGTTAAATGATTCCGCATTTAGTATTGATGCTTATGTAGCTAGTGCGTTTGCTCGCCGCTTTGCTCGTGCAGAAGAAGCTGCTTTCGTTAACGGAGACGGAACAAATAAACCTTCCGGACTTGTTGGAGCATCCACTGTAGGTAAGACAGCGACAACTGGACAAACCACTTCTGTTACCGCAGATGATTTGATTGACTTGTTCCATTCCTTAAAGCGTCCTTATCGCAGAAGCGCTACGTTCCTGCTTGCAGACGGAACGGCTAAAGCCATTCGTAAGCTGAAGGATTCGGACGGTCAATATTTATGGCAGCCAGGCTTACAAGCTGGACAACCTGACCGGATTCTCGCTCGACCTGTTGAAATTTCCGATGATGTTCCTGCAATGGCGGCAAACGCCAAATCCATTGTATTCGGTGATATCTCTTATTACTGGATTGCAGACCGTCAAGGTCGCGTAATGCAGCGTCTAGATGAGTTGTATGCAGCTAATGGACAGGTTGGATTCCGTATGTACCAAAGAACAGACGGAAAATTGATTTTACCGGAAGCCGTTGTGCACTATGCAAATAGCGCGACCTAAGAAGGAGCCTTTATGGCTCTTTCTTTTTATGGAGGTGAAGGAAACGTGAGAGTAAGAATGAAGGTAAGTATTGCCGGCAATGACTTCTCCTATCATCCGACACAGGAAGTTGAGCTTGATGATGACCTTGCAAAAGTGTGGATCGAAGTCGGGCATTGCGAGAAGGTAGGTGATGTGGATGGGCCTCAAACTGACGACACCACCGACAAGCGAGCCCGTAAGTCTGGCCGAAGTAAAAGCACATCTTAGGATTGACGGTGACTCTGAGGATACGTATCTAGGCACACTTATAGCAGCAGCTCGCGAGGACTGCGAAGCGTTTCAGAACCGTGCCTATGTGACCCAGACATGGGAACTGACGCTGGATAAGTGGCCACAATTCCCGGTTAAGCTGCCAATGAGTCCGCTAATCAATGCAACAAGCATCAAATACTATGATACAGCCAATGTTGAGACGACTTGGGATGCAAGTAACTACTTTGTAGATACAGACTCCGAACCTGGCCGCATAGACTTGGCGTATAACATCAGTTTGCCGACAACCACGCTTAGACCAATCAATGGTGTGAAGATACTATTTGTTGCTGGTTATGGAGATTCCGTGGATGTGCCACAAGCTACGAAACAAGCTATGTTACTCCTTATTGGGCACTATTACGAGAACCGGGAAGCAACGAGTGACAAGAAAATGGAAGAACTACCGATGGCCGTGTCTAGTTTGCTCTGGAAGAATCGACTGGTGCCAATATGAGAGCAGGCAGGTTAAGACATAGAGTGTCGATAAAAGTGGAAACTCTTGATTACCTCAATCTAGACACATATGGACAACCGACAAAAACATGGACAGACGTTTGCACGATTTGGGCAGCGATTGAACCGTTACAAGGTCAAGAGTATCATGCCGCCATGCGAGATAATGCCGAGGTCAAGACGCGGATTCGCATCCGTTACCGATCCGATATTAATCGAACAATGAAAGTCGTCTATGGAAGTACAGAGTTCGAGATCCTTGATACGATCAATCCTAAGTTTGCTAACGTGGAGCTGCAGTTGATGTGCAAGGAGCGACAGTGATATGGCTAAGAAATTTAAGATTGAGGGTATGAAGGAGCTTGAGCGAACTTTTCAGCGACTCGGCAAGGTTCCGCAGACCGTTGCAACTAAGGCCGCTAGATCAGGAGCTACTATCCTGTTAAAGGCTACTAGACTAAAAGCTCCAATGGACGAAGGTAATTTGAGAAAAGGCCTTGTTATAAAGCGTGAACGTCGGATTGTTGCAGGTAAGACCGTGTATCAAGTCACGTTTGATCGTGCGATGAATGATGTATTCGTTGGCGTATCGAAAGACGGAAAAAGGTCATATTACCCAGCATCGCAAGAGTATGGGTATTTAACGGCTAATGGCGGATATATGCCAGGGGATCGATTCATGCGGAATGCTGCAACGGATAATGCGGGAAGCATTGAACGTAAGATGGTTGAGGTAGCGGGCAAGGCGATCGATAAAGCGATGAAGGGGTGATTAAGGTGACATTTGAAGCGGCATTAACGATTGAACTGAGAGCTATTGCTGCATTAAATAACCGAGTTTACCCACTCAATGCACCGGAGGAGCCTTTCGACACCTCAACTCCTTACCTCATATTCCGAACGAGCGAAGGATTACGGACAAAGGATCTGGATGGGTATCAGTCCAGCAAGACGGTAAGCGGTGAACTGAACGTGGTAGCACCAACTTACGCGGAGATGAAGTCCATTACATCGAGCGTGATCGATACGATCATTAGCTTTCAAAGCCGTATAATCGGCACAGGTGGACCCTACATCCAAAACATCACCTACGAAGAACCTGTTGAGATGTATGAGGATAAACCAAAGCTTTACCGATGTGTGATTGATTTTGAAGTATATTTTGAACAATAGGAGGTATTCAATTGCCTAAAAAAGCAATGGGAACGAGATTGAAAATCGGTGCTAATCATATCGCTGGGCTTACATCCATTAGTGGTATTGAGCGATCAGCCGATACCATCGAAGTAACCACGTTAGAGAGTGCAGACAACCATCGTGAATATATTCAAGGCTTGAAAGACGGTGGTGAAGTATCGATTTCAGGATTCTTTGAGCCGGGGGATACCAACGGTCAAGTAGCTATGAATACGCTATTTGACAGCGGAGCTGTTACCCCATTCAGCATCCTATTCCCATCCGAACTTGGTGCGGAGTGGACGTTTAGTGCTGTTGTTACTGGATTTACAACAGGGGCAGAAATGGAAGATGCTGCGAGCTTTGAGGCTACAATTAAAGTGACCGGAAAGCCTGTGCTTGGACTGACTGCATCAGGTGGATTAACGGCATTGAGTCTAGCGGGGACTGGTGGAACATTATCACCGACATTCGCCAACTCTACTTACTATTACAGTTTTGGCGGGGTAAGCGCTACGAGCATTACAGTTACCGCTACAGCTGCTAGCCATACACTTAAGCTTTACGCGGACGGTGTGTATGTGCAGGATCTGACGAGCGGTAGTGCATCAGCTGCTATAGCCTTGACGTTGAATGTTGGTAAGAAGTTAACCATCCTTGCATACGAGAGTGGCAAGACAACCAAGATTTACGAGATTATCGCAATAAAAACCACGTAATTAAACTTAGCGATGGGCAGGGCTTCGGCTCTGCCTTATTCGTATTGGAGGAACAGTTATGCATGTGAAAATTGAATCTGAAGGTCATGGAAAAGCGAAAGTATTTCTTGATGGCGAGGAATTGAAGGGTGTTTTATCTATTAACGCCTATTTAGGAGTTAGAGAATTAACAACAGTCAATATCGAGTTAATTGCAAACACAATCGAGTTTGATCTTAAGGGAGCTAGTGTTGAGAAGAACGTGAAGGAGAATGAATGATATGCCTAATGACAAAAACGATGTTGTAATTATTGAGCTCGACAGACCACGCGAATTGCGTTATGGACATAAAGCTATGAAGAAGCTCCTTGCGTTAACGGGCATGACTATGGAGCAACTGGAAGCAGAGGATGGAATCGACTTAGAACAGGTGGAAAAATACCTATACTGCGGATTACTCTCAGATGCTCGGGACAATAACGAAACGCTAACACTTGAACAAATGGAAGACTTGTTAGATTTAGCTCCATCATTTAATTACAACCTCGAGAAAATGACGGAGGCCTTAAATAAAGCATTCGGCTCACTCCAGGAGGGAAACCTACCAGCGCCGATAGCACCAGCGGCGCAGATCAAGCGGAAGAAGAATTAAAACCGTTTTGCTGGGAAGAGTCTCTGAAAGCGGCAATCAGAATCGGCATCAGCATACCTGTCTATAACGAAATGACCATACACGAATTAAACCTATGTATTTACGACGATATAGAAAAACAGAAAGCTAGCAATAATGATCGATTAACAATAGCTTATCTCGGTGCCTATTGGCAGCGGGTTAAACGTATGCCCGAGCTAAAGAAATTGTTGGCAAGTGAACCTAAGAAAAGTGAACAATCTCCAGAACAAATACTAGCAGAGATCAAGCGGATGAACGCAGCAATGGGTGGAGAAACGTATTAGCGGGAGGTGACATATCGTGGCTGTAGTAAAAAACCTGATGACAAGAGCGGGATTTGACGCAAGTGGAATGCGCAAAGGCGTGAAGCAAGCGAACCAAGAACTGAGCAATTTCAAATCTAACGTATCTCGCACGATGAAGGGCATTGCCGCAGCGATCGCAACCATCGGAGTAGGATTAGCGATTAAGAATGCGGCGAAAGAAGCGATGGGTTTTGAGGCATCCATGCAGCAGATTCAGCGGACAATGGGCGGTAGTGCATCAGCATTTAACACCTGGGCTAAAAATAACGCAGCATCTTTTGGTATGGCCCGATCCGAAGCGGCAAAATACGGTGCGGTATTCTCTAATTTAATAAGCGGATTCTCGTCTGGTACTGCTCAAACATCGCAATATACTCAGGATTTACTTAAAGCTTCAGCTATTGTAGCCTCTGGAACTGGTCGAACAATCGAAGATACAATGGACCGAATCAGATCAGGCATGCTCGGATCTACAGAAGCTATTGAGGATCTTGGCATTAACGTGAATATCGCCATGATCGAATCAACTGATGCCTTTAAGAAATTCGCAAACGGTAAGTCATGGGCAAAACTGAGCTTTCAAACGCAACAACAGATACGTTTATTCGCCATTCTGGAGCAAGCGTCCAAGAAATACGGAACGGAGATCGCGGATAATACTAGCTCCCAACAACAGAAGTTTATAGCTCAACTTAAAAATGCACAGCTCGCACTTGGACAAGCCTTTCTACCTATCTACAATGTTGTATTGCCAGCACTAACTAGACTCGCTACATCTCTCGCAAACGTTATGAACGTAGTAGCCCAATTTTCTCAAGCCTTATTTGGTAAACCGAAGGAGCAAGCCAAGGCGGTATCTAATCAGGCGACAGCAGTAGAGGGTTTAGGAGACGCGTATACAGCAGCGGGCAAAGCAGCAAAAGGGTCTGTTGCTGGTTTCGATGAGGTTAACAATATTAGTGATAGCGCTGGCGGGGCTGGAAGTGGATCAACACCTATGGCAACTGGCGGCACAACGATGGCGGATGAAATCGGTCCAGAAACAGAGAGTGTTTCTGAAAAGGTTAAGAGAATGGCTGAGAATGTGAAGCAGGCATTTAAAGATATGAAGGACTCCATCAATGAGAACAAAGATTTGATACTCGCATCGTTAGCGGCTTTAGGTGCTGGTTTCGCCACATTCTGGGCCATAGCAAATGGAGGTGCGGCTTTTGCTGCAATTAAAGCGGCTTTTGCGGGTATTGCGGCGGCGATTGGAGCGGTTAGTTTACCGGTTCTTTTAATAGCCGCAGCTGTTGCTGCACTCGTTGGTGCATTTGTCTACTTCTATCGAACGAATGAAACATTTAGGGATACGGTACATACTATCCTCCAGAAGATTGCAGATACGGCAGTGTGGTTGTGGCAAAACGTACTCATACCACTCGGTAAATTCTTAGCAGATGTCTTTGTTAAGGCATGGGAAGGACTAACGATTGCTGCTGAGTGGCTTTGGAATAATGTGTTGGTGCCCTTAGGTGATTTCATGTTGTGGTTTAAGGATAATGTTCTCGTGCCAATCGGTTCCGTCTTAGCTGATATTTTAGGAGTAGCCTTTCAAACGGTATCTGACATAGCTAAGTCATTCTGGGAGAATGTCTTGGTTCCGTTAGGTGCCTTTTTTGCAGAGACGTTTGGCCCGGCGGTAGAAGCTCTTTCAGCGATCTTCACCTTCCTATGGGAAAAGGTCCTAGAGCCATTTGGAAAATACTTGGGGGATGTACTGAAGAAGATATTCGGTGATCTGACAGAAGTAATTGTATTCCTCCTGGATAAGGTCCTTAAACCTTTAGTGACGTATGTCGGTGGTAAACTATCAGAAACCTTCGATACTGTATTTAAGGCAATTGGAGATATTATCGGTGGAATGAAAACTACCTTTATTGGTTTACTTACTTTCATTACAGGAGTATTCACGGGCGATTGGAATAAAGCCTGGGAAGGCATCAAGGGTACTTTTTCAGGCATATTCGAATCCATAAAAGGCATAATCAATGGCGCGATTGGGTTAATTAATAATCTGATCAATGCCATCAACAAAATACCATTGGTAGATATCCCGAACATTCCGGAAGTATCGACCACTTCGGGAGGCGGTACTAGTTGGAAACCGAAAGCAGCTCGTGGCGGAATAGTAAAACCTAAATTAGCCCGCGGTGGAATGGTTAATAGCGCTACCGACTTCGGCAATTTCATCGCAGGAGAAGCTGGTACAGAGATGATCGTTCCTCTTGAGAACACATCCTTTGTCCAGGCAGTAGCAAGCGCATTAGGCGCAGCTGTATCAAATGCAATGCCGGCGAACAACGGGGATGGCGGGGATGTTATCTTGCAAGTTGACGGCACCACATTCGCAAGACTTTTGAATGCGTATAGCGCTAAAGAAGGAACTCGAATCGGTGGATCTATGATCACAGTAACTTAAAAAGGAGTTGGCACGATGGCTCTATTAAAAATAGGAGGGGTCGATATGCCGACTCCTTCCGAATTTAGCGTAAGTATTGAAGATGGTGTAAAAGCTGAAAGAAATGCAAGGTTCACGATGATTATCGAGCGAATCGCAACTAAGATAAAGCTTGAAATGAGTTGGAACGTATTAACTGCCACCGAAACAGCGACTATTCTGAATGCCACTGCGGATGTGTTTCTTTCGGTGACATACATGGATCCTAAAGCAAATTCACTCCTAACAAAGACATTCTATCGTGGGCCTGCAGCTGTACCGATGTTATTTTTTAACGATGGAGTTCCGAAATATAAAGGCGTTAAGTTTAACATGATCGAAAGGTAGGTGTCATAGATGTATCCAACAACCACGCAATATGATAACAGCATCTATGCACCTGCCCGAACGATTACCGGCAGAGTCACATTCGTGATCGTGGATGTTACAGCTGCAGGCGATATACTCAGCATCACCACATCAACTGAATCCACAATTAGCAACAAATCGCAATTATCCAACAATGTAAGAAGCACCACCTACAACCTAGCTACACTAGAGACAGATAGATTCCTGCTGGACGGTTCATTCAGCTTTCCAGACGATACGATAGTCAATAACGGGGAAATGGGCTACGTGAGCGATATACTGTGTGACTCAGCTGGCACTTTCTCACCGAGCATTGATATAGTTTTTGTTTTCAACGGACCTCACTCATCGGTAGGCATCACAATCACCTTTGACGTATTCAACGATGAGTATGCAGAAGACTTCACGGTAACAGCCTACGATGCTTCGGACGTGGTAATCGAGACAGTAACAGTAGTGGGTAACACTGAATCTATTGTTTCTGCTCTCGGTCAGCTCGCAGACTATAAAAAAATCACCATCGAAATTACGAAGTGGAACGTCGGGGATCGCAGAGCGAGGATCGTAGAAGTGGACTTTGGCATTATCCAGGTATATACGGATGACAGCTTAATCCGCTTTGGCTTGATCGAGGAGATGAACCCGATATCCGCGACCCTTCCAAGTCCCGAGTTTGATTTCACTGTAGACAATAGCGAGAAGCTATTCAATATATTAAATCCAGTCGGATTCTACGCTTACCTACAAGAGAGACAACCCATATACGCAGAACTAGGCGTGGATATAGGTGCAGGTGTGATCGAGTGGGTGCCTGTTGGAGAGTATCTGCTTTCTGAGTGGACCAGTGACCAAGGATCGCTTACAGCTTCATTCACCGCTAGGACGAATTTGGATGTGTTAGCTAACTTCGACTATGAGCAACTAACGACAGTCTCTCGATCATTGAAGGCTTTAGCAGTAGCTGTATTCGCCATATGCGGGATAACGAATTATGACATCGATATTGCACTAGACAGCATTACAACCAACAGTCTAGCCAAGAAAACAAACTGTAAGAACGTATTACAGATGATCGCCATAGCGGGTATCGCGAATATCTTCGTGACTCGCGACAACGTGATCACGCTCAAACAGATACCTACCCCACTAGGCGTTGCTGATGATGTAATAGACTTCGATAATATCTATCAAGAGCCTAAGATCGTATTAGAGCCACCAGTGAAGCAGGTTGAAGTCACCTATTGGACGGACTTGTCTACCTCGGCTATCGATACTGTGACCTCTGGCGAAACGCTAGGCGATGTATTGAAGCTTGAAGGCAACACACTCATTAATACCAGTGCTAGAGCTACGGCGGTGGCAAATTGGATTCTAGCCCAGAAAGCATACAGAGCCAAGTATCAGATCAACTGGAGAGGTAATCCAGCTCATGAGTTGGGTGACGTGATCGACATTGAGAACTCGTTCGGTAGTGATATGTCCGCATTTATTACTAAACGCAACATGACATATCAGGGCTACTTACAAGGTCAGACTGAGGCACACGGGGCGGTGAACTGATGACGACAGAATATGCAGTCAGTGGTGGTGTTAATCCAAGTGCGTTATCGTTTGATGGCGTGGATGATTATGTTCGGAATAATGTATTTACAATGGGTGCTAATCCTACTGCATTGACGGTCTCAGGTTGGTTTAAGCGAACAGGCAGTATTACCGGTAAAGGAGCTTGGGCTATAGGTGCAGGAGGTCAGACTGCAAGAACAATATCAGGATGGAACAATGTTGGGGAAAAAATAGGTATTGACTTATGGGGCAGTAATACTTTCTACGTTGCCGATGAATACCCGTTAAATGAATGGATTAACATAGCTTGGGTAAAAGATGGAATAGCCTTTTCTACGGCAACAGTAAAAATTTATGTTAATGGGATAGAAAAATCTCTACTGGTTCATCGAAACAGTGGGGCTACCCCAGATTTAACTGATGGCATAACCGTAGGGGGAATTATACCTTCCGGTACAACGTATTTTGCTCCCATGGTTGTGGATGATTTTCGTATTTATAACGTTGTACTCACGCAAGCCGAGATCCAAGCCTATATGAATCGTGAACTAATCGGCAACGAATCGAGCTTAATCGGTTACTGGAAATTCAACGAGGGATCTGGTACAACAGCAACAGACAGCACAGCTAATGGCAACAATGGAACGATATCAGGAGCTACTTACACCACGGACGCACCTACGCTAAATCTAGTGATCAACGTAAAAGAGAATTGGACTGATATCGAGAAGATCAACTTTGGAGATTTTAACCGTATTGAGCAGAACACGATCACCACCAGAGATTATTTAAATCTAATCGAATACGCCATACCAAGCATAACCACCAAAACAGACCGTACCCTGACATGGATCGATTTCTTATCGAGCATCAATCGACTCGAGCAGAACCTAGAAACTATACGGACTAATTTTATTACTCCAAGCGGTTATCCAGGTACCGAAACATGGCTCGTTGGCATCGGGTTTGATTATACGGATGCTAATCGTATTGAGGAAGATATCAGATTGTTGTTTGTTATGGCCGGACTGGTTTACGAGAGTTTTGTGCAATGCGGAACCATCCGCGCAGGATATTCAAGGGGGGATTTAAGTGTCGTATAGTAAAACAACATGGATAGATCGAGCTGTAGAGTTCGCCAGACGGTTTACGGACCAGAACTCTAACGTATTAACACTTACACCAAGTCCAGGCACGGTCACGGAGGCGGGTACCGATTTCAGCGCAACGAACATGAATAATATCGAGCAGGGCATATTCGATGTAGACGCGTCGCTTACTGCACATGAGGCTGACTATGTTCGTCAACCAGGTTACGGAACAACAGCTGGTAGCGCGAACACCTACACATTGGATCTCACACCAAACCTTGCCTCATATACTGCGGGTGTTGCGGTGGCTATTAAGATTAATGTGACCAATACAGGGGCAAGCACTTTAAATATTGATGGTTTAGGTGTGGTGCCATTAAAAAAGGCAAATGGTGACGCATTTGAGGCGGGTGATCTAGTTGCGGATGCGATTTACCCTTTTAGGTATGATGGAACAAATTTTCGATTGCAGTTTGAAGGAGGTGGTAATGTAAAGAGTATCCAAAGTGGACAGGTTTTAATAAGTGCCCTAACTACCTCGATAGCGTTAAGTTCGGTCGATCTAACAAAAGCAATACCTATTGTGTCTATAATTCCTTATGAGAATACAGGTGTTACGCCTAGTGATCAATTGGTCACAGCAGAGATTACGACAGCTACAAACCTTAACCTACAATTAGTTACATTACATGCCACTTATAGACCTACAGTTAACTGGTCAGTTATCGAGTTTAATAATGTGAAATCACTACAATCAGGAACTATTTCCAATACAAACAAAACAAATAATATAACCATAACTTCTGTCGATATTGGTAAATCTATGATTTTTGTTACCAAGAGTTCAAATTTTAGTTCCGCATCTACGCAAGAGGCTATTTTTGGACATAGATTGACATCTGGAACAAATCTTGAATTAGTTAGAGGTTATCCTAGTGGAGCAGTTACAAATACCTACAAATGGTATGTTGTTGAATTTAATTAAGGAGGTTCGCTATGAAACGCTTTATTACACTAGATGAAACAAATACAGTACTTGCTGAAAGGCGCGCTAAAAATATTGTCGATGGTGAAATCGAATCAGAGTTAGGTGATATCGGTCAGGTCATGCTAGAGGATGGATCGTTTATAACACCAGAGCCGGTAGTATCCTCACCACAGCCCACACTAGAGGACAAAGTTAACTTCTTGTATTACAAAGAAAAGGGGCTGATCTGAAATGGAGGAAAGTATCATATTAGATTTAATTCGGTTAGTCACTCTAGGAATGATTACAACCGCAGAGATATTGGACGCTACGTATAAAGCAGAGGTCGAAAGTAGGCTTGCTACTTAGTAGGATCAATGTGTGACACAGGCAAATTGCCAAGCGTTTGGGACTATGAGCTCCTTCGGGGCTTTTTATTATGTAATTTGAGGGGAGCTGGCGGAGGTGGTAGATAAACTTTTTGAAATTGGAATTGCCCAGGGTGCAGGTATATTCTTTTTCCTGTTCGTTGCCCTGGGCGTAGTTTTCTACATGCAGAATAAATCGATAATGAAGCAAAACGATAGCAGGGAGAGTCGTTATATCTCTACCATCGATAAACTAGCTGACTCACTCTCAAAAGTGGAATCGGTGAATCAGAACATTATGGAGTTGAGACAAGATTTCCAAAAGGCATCAGAGCGACAAGAGAGCATGATTGGGCGACTCTTGGATCGGGTGCCGGTGAAAGGTGGGTCAAGATGATCCAGTCCAAACGAATAAACGGTATCAACATAAAATATTGTATAGCTGATCGAGGAGGTACAAGCAATGATCAAGACTACATCCAAATACGAGTTATGCCAGATCGAGGACATTAAAAATTTGATCCTCGTTGTAGATATCGGCAAGAGCGTGTCACAGATCGGATTGGACCAGCGACCAGCTTATCGACAAAATGGGATGTTTGCGGGTAAGGATTCAAATGGTGTATATCATCCCATCGGGCACAGGATCATCGATGGTAAGCTCACACGGTATTATAAGGATTTGCCTTGGAGTGCATTTGTCGTTCCGCATACAGGCATACCTTATATTGCTCAAGTAGATATCTCTAAACTTGATGCCAGACTCGCTTTTTATGCCACTCCTCAGATCCTGAGAAACGGTACCGTATCTGTTAATTCTGTAGCTGAAAATACTGCATCCGATATCAAGAGTGGATCTAATTACAGATCGTTGCTCGGTATTACCAAAGTAGGAACAGTTTGCATGGTACGGACATTTGTGAAATTAACACTTCAGCAAGCTGGTCAGCTGCTCAAGGATTTAGGCTATTACAACGGGCTCAATCTGGATGGTGGTGGTAGCGTATCGGGAGGCGTAGGGCTTTATGATCACGGATATGAAAGACCTGTTAGCAGTGCACTTGTCGTGTCAAGCGGTGTACCAATAGTAGAAAGGGTTGAGGCTATGAGACAAAATGATATAAGGGTTAGTGAGAACTTCATGCTCTATGAGTTTGAATCTCCGGATACGCATGAGGTGATTGTCCATCAGAAGTTGATCGATTGTCTTCAGAAGCTTAGGGACAAATATGGTCCAACTATAATCAATTCGGGTTATCGTACCTTGGAGCATAACAAGAAAGTGGGCGGTGTAGCTGATAGCCAGCATCGATATGGTAAGGCAGTAGATATTCATCTGAAAGCAGGATGGACACCAGAGCGATTAGCGGACCTTGCCAAAGAATGCGGGTTTACTGGCATAGGGCTATATAACACGTTCGTGCACATGGATGTAAGAGACACACCGGTTAGATTCGACAATCGATAAGAGGAGATGATTAGAATGGATATTCTCGAATACGTGATAAAAGAGGCGCTTATATTAATTCCAGTGCTCTACGTGATCGGCATGTTTATCAAAAGCACACCGAACGTACCTAGCTGGATTATACCTTGGATCATGTTGGCGCTTGGGGTTATCGGGGCTACGGCTCTGGTAGGGTTTAATGTACAAGGTGTCATACAAGGCGTGCTGGTTGCCGGTGTTACTGTTTTTGCGAATCAGCTGATACAGCAAACTATTAATAAGTAGAAACGAATAAAGCCCAGCGGGAGATTAATCCTTCTGGGCTTTATTCGTTTCTACAACTGTTTACCTTCTGGTTTGATAACATATTCACCAGGCGCAAGCTTTTCGTTACGATTCTTCGTTTTGGTAAATATACCGATAAATCCCGCTACGATAAACAGTATGCCTGATATAATGTAAAATAATGAGATGCTGATAAAACCTCCAACGCCTGCTATCAACATAAAAGTGCCCGCTAATTTTGGTTTATTTTTAGAGATGGAAGCGCCTATGACCCCTAAGATACTTAATAGCAATGCAGCAATACCTAGCCCAACTATTCCTTCAGATCCATCGGCATTAAACGCTCCCGCAACTCCCCCGATCATCATTGCGAGTATCGCTGCAAGAATTCCAAATATTCCTGCTATCAAACCCATTGCAAACATGTGAATTCTCCTCTCATAAATTAGAAGTTATTCAACTTTTAACACTATCTTCTTCCCTGTCATGCCTCCACGAGCTTCTAACGTAAATCCTTTTGCATCGGCAGGTACGTCGAATACAATGTAACCTGTGATGGATAGACCTGGATTTAGTTTTTGTAAAAAGAATGGTTCCTTCTTTTCATCCACGGAGGACATCAATGCTATCTGAGCTTCTGACGAATAAGAGAATTCACGCTCTTGGTCATCAATCAAGGTATAGCTGTTAGCATCTACCGTAATAGCGTCTTTTTGACCATTGGTGAGTGTGACCTCAATTATTTTGAATACCCCTTGAGCTTCTTCAGTGGCGAATTGGTTATCTCCAATTGTATCGGACGTTTCCATTCCATTAACTACAATTGTAACGTCGGACGATACACCTTCATTTGACAACTCAATAACTTCCGGAGCTTCCTTAACTTTCTCTTCTTTAGGTTTTGCAGAAGCTTGCACCACTTCTTTTGATTCACTAGCTGCCGGTTCATCTGCAGTTAATGGTTCTTCCGAGTTAAAAGTATTTATGGCCATAAGTAAAGCGATGATTCCCCAGATGGTACCCAACGTCTTTCCAACTCCACCTAGCTTCTTCCACCGAACAAAAATCATGACATACGGTATGAATATCCACCCTAATAAGATTAAAAATTTCAT